TAATTGTCTATAATAACCGTGTTCCTGCAGGATTAGGAAATGTTGGTGGTTATGGTAGTGGTTGGATGGCAGGACTTGGTCATGATATTGCAGCTGCATATTAAAAACCCGCCTTTCGACGGGTTCTCAAGATTAAGCTTCAGCTGCTAATTTAGCAAAATAACTCATTGTATCATCTTCAGCCTCAGCTCGTTGAACTGGGTCAGCTGCTATTGCAACTGGGTCGCCTGGAAGTGAATCGTCTTTGAATGGTGATTCGTTTTTAATATCCTCATCAACATAATCAATTTCAGAACGATTTGCTGCGGTAATTTCCTCACCTAAAACTCTAGTCAACTTAAGATTAAGCTCACTATAAGATTTAAATGTTGACGCATCTGTAAACTCCTTAAGAGAATACTGCTTATTGTAGATATCTTCTAAGATAGAATCATCTGCATTAAGTGGTTCAGGCTTACCAAATTCAGAACGGTCATAATTACGGAATCCCGCAACTTGAGCAATCTTCATTTTAAAGTTAGAGCCTTTCCATAGGTCAAATGGATTAACAGCAGTTTCATCCTCATACTGTGGCTGCATGCTATTCATAATCTTTTCAAAGATTTTAGCGCCATAAGTATATAAGAATGTCTTACCATTATTTTCTGGATTTTCAGGGTCAGAAACAACACAGATATTTGACACATAATGCAAGCGACGCTTACGTCTACGTGCTGTATCTTTATCTGATTCTATGCCCGTATTCCAGAGTTTAGAATTACTTTCAGAAACAGGGTCGTCTTTACCAATGGTAGTTAAAGATTTCTCTACATACCATTGACCAGTCGGTCCTTGAAAGAAATGGTCCCAAAATTTAGCCCAAGGTAAGTCATCACCTTCAACCGTTGGCAAAAACCGAATAACGGCATAACCATTACCTGCTTTGTCTACTGTGGGTTTCCACATACGATCGTCGCCGTATGATTTTTTTTCTGTGGTGCTTTCAGCTGCACCGACTAATGCGCTCATGTCATTAGCCTTAGCTTTTAAGTCTGCGAAACTCATTGTACATCTCCTTTAAAGATTTATATTATTTTTAAGTTGTATCATTATATATTATATCATACTTTTCACAAAAGTAAACAGTATAATTAAAAAATATCTAAAATAATTTTTCTCATTTTACTATCATCAACCTTTAAAAAAGATTGAAACTTAGATATTTTTTTATATAAGTCAGGCCATAGTATGGTCTCACTTATTTGTGAATTGGCTTTCTCAATAAAACCTGTCAGCCTATTCACTATGCATACAGTCTCCAGAGAAACTGTACCTTCCAGATAGTGGTGGATAATTTTTGGATATGTTTCTTCTATTTCCAAAAGGGTATCAAATCCATTATCTGAAATTTCTTCTAATTCATTTTTAAATAGATAACTAATACTATCTATACGCTTTAAAAACTTGGTGTAGGTATCTTCATCACGTACCATATCACCACTGTATTTATTTCCAGCAACTTGATGAGCAGCAAAGTATAGTATTATATCATCTCTACTTTTAAATCGTTTGCCTATCTTAGTTAACTGAAATTTGTCTGGTCTTTTCCAATATGTTTTTTCAGTTACGTTTGTTTTAAAATTATATTTAAAGCAATCATATGTCCCATTAAAATGGAGGTTAATTGCATGGTGTAATTTAAAAGCCGAATATCCATCCATTCTCATATAGGTAAAACATATGTTGGATTACCACCTTGTAATAAATTAAGCTCTTTAGCTTCAAATTCAATATGCTCAATAATCTCTTTGGATATAAGTTTTTTACTATCTCTTATATCTATTTCATTTGCTTCACATACATCTATAACAGCATCAATATATGGACAGCCTTTGTGAGTTCTAACATATGTTTCTACTAATCGTGAAAATGATTTCTTATTAATATCTTCAATCATTTTCTAAACCCCTCTTCATCATATGCTGGTGCAATGGTTAAATGTTGAATTGGTTTCTCTTCATCATCTCCATAGAAATTATATGGGTATAAACCCTCTCTTAAATATGAGTTTAAGCCTCGTTGATAAGCTTGAACAGAAGCTAATTTAGCTATTGCTCCCTTCTCTCCGCGATGAACTGCCTTCTTTAAGAAACTTATCTTTTCCTTAGAAGCTTTAATATATCCTTTAACGCTTACCACAGATAGTCCATGGTCATCATCTAGGGCCATAACATTTGCCGCCACATTTTTATATGTGGCAGGTTTTTTAGCTGCTCTAGCCTTAGCTAGATTAGCCGCGACTGCTACTTTTTGTTCTTCACTCATCTTACGCTTTACCATAATATAATCCTTAGGTTATCCCTTATATATTTTTAATATCTGTCCTTCAAATGCTTCTACCTTATCAACTCTATTAGGCCATTTAATATATTCCTTTTCAGGATTAGCCTTTAAGTTATTAAGTAGAGGTGTAATAGCATTGAACAATTTGTCCAACCTATCCTGTGCATTTGATGCCGAGGCTGTTGATGCTGCTACTTCTTTTGCAACATCTAATTCGTCTTCATCTACTAGCGTGAAGCCAAAATCGAAAGTGGCCATATTTTACTCCATTAATAATTGTTTAATACCTAATGTCCAATTCTCTGCCGCATCTTCTACATAGCCTAAAGCTTTATATGGAAAATCCTCAGTGTGTATTCGGACACCAGTTGCGTCTTTATATGTGATTGAAAAAAATGAATGTTCTCCATCCATTCCAGTTACTACTTGATATATTTTAGCTACACTACCATCTTCTCTATAGTGTTCGCTCATTAATTTTCTGTTATTCATCTCTGTTAACATCATTATCTCCAAGGTTACGTTTACAATCCGGGAAGACCTTGATGGGTGTATCTTCTAACCACCAAAGGTCAGGTTTGGTGAATTTATATTTTATATAGTTTGTCCATAAGGTAACTTTGGTTTTGCCATTGCCAAGTGGAATTCTATATTGTGCATTCATAGATATATTATATCATACTTTAATGTATTTGTAAACGGTTTTAATAAAATAAAAAGGGGACTTGATAATAGTTACCAAATCCCCAGGAGTTACTACTAAGTAAGTAGTTCTTTTAAAATGCTAAACTAGCCTTAAGAGAAGTAACGCCATCAGCGCTTCCTGCCTTAGACCACTCGCCAGTCCAGATACCACGTGTTAAACTAAATGTTTTAGTTGTAACACCAGCGCCTGTCTTAGCCATAGTTGCTTTGACTGTACCTAAACCTTCTAAAGCTTTAGATACTGAACCCTCATTTTCTGAGGTGCCGTCTGCATTTGAATCATGATTAGCACTTAGTGTTAAACCACCAAGAACTGTTGTAAGTGTTGTATCAATATTGTTACCTGCGGTAACTGTATTATGTACAACTTTAGCTGTTACACCAGCAACTGCATAAGTAGCTGTGGTTTCTCTAGTTGAAGCTGTAACATCTGTCACTGCAAATGTAATACCTGCAAGTGCACCACCAACATCGATTGTTGTTGAGCCACCTGAGACTTGATTTAATCCTACAGTAAATCCACCTGATGTTGCTGTAACACCAATAGATACTGAATCCGGGTCATCCCCAGATGAATCACCTAACTTAAATGTTAGAGGACCGGTTGTTGTTTCCACATACATATCATCTATATCAAAAGCTCCATCCAAAACCACAGTAACTGTGGAACTTCCAGATGTACCTTTTAAAGTAGTTGTTACGTCTTGAGTATAAGCACCATGTGAATCAAGTGTACCCTCATACAAACCCGAAAGACTAATACCGGCATACGTTGATGCAGATATTGCCATTGCCGCCGTCGCGACTAGTAGTTTTTTAAACATATGTATTTCCTTTTTTATTTAAACAAAAAATCCTTTTTATAGTAGGGATGCTACTGAGAATTATTTATATACTTTCTATATAAACCTTCCTCTTTTTCATAAGCTTCATTTTCATCAAGCTCACGATTTTCGTGTAATTGGAGAACGTGCACCATTTCATGGCAGACCGTTATGATAGTTTCTTTGAAACCAAGACCTGTATCTATTTCTATATCGTATTCATCATCCTCGGCTGAATCTGTTGTCCAACCTTTAACATTATCTTCTGATATATCTTCTATCTCAACCGATACTAAAATATCTTTAGGGATATTCAATTCTATTTTACAAAAATCGACTACATCTTTTAATAGTGCCATATTCATCTCCACTTTTTTTTACTGATTATTTCATGTTCTTCAATATCTTTAATTATTTTTTTAGCTTTCTCAGCAGAGGCAGTTATGTTATAGCGTTGATACCAACTTCCCATTATTCCTATGTGACTTATGGTATCCTTCAAAGCTTTAAACTGTTCTTCTTGAGTCATTCAAAACCAGCTGTGATATAACTTTATTTATATCATTTTTATTCTTCAGTTTCAGCTGATAAACATTCACCATTAGCTAGTGAATCACCATAACCACTTAGGTATTCTTCATGCCATCTCTCGACAACAGCATCACCTTTGCAAGATTCGGGTAATACTTGTGGGTTTTCACTCTCACGATTAGCTACCCAACCAGCAACATAGAATTTAGATTTACCACGTAAGTGATTAGTCTCTTCTACTCTGTTAGTTACTAAAGCCATTATACTTCTCCTGTAATAATATTATAAATTTCTTTCCAATTTTTGACTCTTTTAAAGAGTTCATCATCTCCATTCCAATGGTGGTCCATTAGAATTCCTTCAAGTCCAGCTTGCCATCCCATTTCAAGGTTTGCTACTTTGTCTTCAATCCAAAAACATTCGGTGCCTTCCCACTTAGCAAGAACTTTGTCCTTATTTTGTCCGGTCTTAAGTATAGTAAATCCATCAAAAACATCTCCAAAGACATTAAATAAATTTTCTTTTCTATAATCTTGAGCGGTTGGGTCATCACTTTGTGAAGTAATAACATGGAAAATATATCCATGCTCCTCATGCAATTTGCGAACATATTTAACAGCATCCCGTAATGGAGATAATCTCTTCATCATTTCAGATTCATTAAATTCTTTAATTAATAAAGCACTCTCTTTCCAAGGTATTTCTAAAGCTTTGGCAACACTGTATATACTTGCCTTTTGCTCTAGTCCATGAGTCTCAAGAACCCATTTATAGAAATGGTATTCCCAATCTAATAGAACTCCATCACAATCAGTTAATATTACTTTGTCCCTAACACATCTTAGGATTTTACTTTTGCGTAGCATATATACTTCTCCTTGCTAATTCACGGTCATATTTGTCCATTGACCACCATGCATCATCGGGTAATTCATTATATGGACAACCCATACTTTTTTCTAAATCTGGTTTGGTCAATTCTTCTTGGTCTAGAAATGGATGAAATCCTTTTGCGTCTAACCAAAGTCGACAAGACCTAAGTTTAATTCCTTCTAATTCATAAATTGTTTTACCACGAATAATTTTTACTTCTGGTCTCCAGTGTCCTGCACCTGATACATCACTCATTACAAAGTCCTCCTATTTTATTTGTTGGCCAACGAATTTCATACTCAGCAAATAGCCCAGCATTATATCCATTCATTGTATTAAAATTAACTGGTCCAGTTCCATTTTTCCAACGGAATGAACCTCCATGTAAATCTGAAAGCTTTGCTCGTTTAAAAAATATTTTAGCTGGAATTATTGATACTCTTCCATTAAGCATATCAACAATAGCTATATAATCGCACTTGCCTTTTTTAGTTAATAAACCACCAACAGAAAAATCACCGGTCTTAGCTGAGGCTGTGGCTTTTACTTCATAGGTTTCACCACCCTCACCAATAACATCATAGCCAGGACCATGCCTAATAGAACCATTGGTCATAGTACGAACAATCCTTTCACCATTAGCAGCAATCATATGCCGAATTATGTCATCGTTCTTAGACATATTATGTTCATCATTATTATGAATATAATAATTTGCTTGGTCTCTAAGTTGAGACTCAGTTAAACTTGTTATACTACTCATGATATAATACTCACAATTGCCCAAGACCAAATAGTAGCACATGCAATTAGTAATGCGATTACTAATGTATTCTCAAGTGTCATTCTTCTTCCTCCGTTTTATTTCGCCTGTACATAATTTCAGGGCCTTTATATTTCTGCCCTCTCATTTTTTCTAGCTTTTCAGCTGATTCCTTAGGAGGCACAACTGTAATTTTACCACCTTGGTCAAGCCAATCCTGTATTTCTTTAGAATACGGAGGTTGATATTTACTTTTTTCAGTCCAAGCCATTAAGGTCTCCCTAAATGTAATTCATAATCATTGTCATAATATATTGCAAATGTTTCAGCAGCATATTTGTGACAAAAAGATTGAGGTCGTTTATACCAAATATCGGTACGTGACTTACCTCTAAATTTAATTCGCCTATTTTTATTAGGCAATAACCAAGTCACCCCATCAAATAATTTCATAGGGATTCCCTTGAAGGTACTAGCTTCAGAGGAAGGACTTCTATATTTTTCTAATAACTTTATGTCTTTAGGACTAAAGTCGCAATAAATAGCTTTGTTCATATTATCTCCTTAAAAGTCACAAGCATGTGACATAACCCATGACTCTTTCATGCGTTCATTATAAAATTCACGGACATTATTAGCAGACCAAGTGTGAGTAATCTTAGGAATTTGTTCCCAACATTGTTTCTCATTGCTCCACTCTTTATCAGTGTATGTGTACCAAGGACCACGTCCTTTAATTCTACCTTGAAGACCATCTGTACCTTTTTGGTAAATATACAAATATCTACCTTTTTGTACAAAATCAACTAAGTCATCCCATCTTGCTTCTAATCCGTTTACTGCCATTTTAAAATCTCCCTGTTAAAATATGTAAAATTAAGTTTCCTAACATTACTAAAAAAAATATAATTTCGCTTTCCATTACCAAGCCCTATCTAATATATTAGGTAATACCCTTTGAACAGCAGTTAAGTGAGTTGATATGTGTAAACACCTATCATCAACTATGCCACCCGGTATATCATCATTAGAGTCAGTAACTAAAACACCATCATTATCTAAAGTTCGTAAGTCAGAAACTCTTAAACCATGTTGGTTTAATATACCACGAGCAGTCCTATCAGGAGTATCCTGAGGGTCGTCTTGAGATATACACCATCTAACGACATTGTCATTGTCTAAACAAACTAAGTCAGCTAAGTTGTCCAATCTGTGTAATATATCTGTTGTATTTAATTGCATATAATATCCTCTTTTTTTATTTTATATAGTATATTATATCATACTTTGGCCGCTTTAGGCAAGTATTTATGGGTCCAGCTCAACTTATTTGGTGGTCCACGGAGGTGTATTCTTGTATGG